AAGATAAAAGCTAAAGTGAAGGATCCTGATAAGACACAATTAGCAAGATTTAATAAATTCTTTGCTGATGCAAACGTATTTGACCAAAGTCTTGAAGAAGTTTTAAGACAATTCCACTATGATATTAACTCTATTGATGATGGTTTCTTATATCTAGCGAAAGAATATGAAGAATTACCTAATGGTAAACTAGGGGCAAAAGTAAAAGAAATTAGAAGGTTAAACCCTGCATTAGTAGAATTTGACTTAGATGCAGCAGGATTACCTAAAAATGCACATTTTATGTGTCCTATAGATAGAACTGATGTAGCTGAAGAACCGGGTATGTCTAAAAAAGGTTATAAGAGAATAGCTGCGATGTATAAGTATTATCACAGAAACCAACATATGTATTTAGCAGATTCAGAAGTAATACATCTATCTAAATTTTCACCATCTGAAACTTACGGATGGTCACCTATACTAACAGTATTTGAGAAAGCTCTTACCTTAATTGGTATGGATAAAAACTTATACAGATATTTCTTTGAAAGAAAGATGCCTGCTTCTATGATCATGGTAACTACTGATGATCCTGAAAGTTTAAGAAGGGAAAGAGCACATATAGCGGCTCAAACAAGACTTGATCCTAACTTTATACCAATGATAGCAGTATCAGCAAGGAACAATAGAGGTAGAGTTGACATGGTAAGAATGTTCCATACATTACAAGAGATGGACTATATGCCAGTTAAACAAGAAATTAGAGAAAGAATTGCATCTATGTGGGGGGTATCTCCTACATGGCAAGGAACACCTGAAGCGTTTGGTGGTCTATCAAGCACTACACAAAACTTAACAGTGATGAGTAGAGTAGTAGAATCAGATCAAAGACTATTTCACGAAAAAGTATTCCCAGAATTGTTAAGAGCATTTGGAGTAACTGATTACGAAATAGAATTACCTAGACCTGAAGAAAAAGCAGATGCTACTATAATCTCTCACACTCAACAGAAAGTAGCTATGGCAAGTCAGCTAAGTCAATTAGGATTTAATGTTGAATTAAAAGAAAAAGACGAAGTTGATTTGTTAGATGTTGAATTTGTAGTAAGTGGTGATCCAGTTCCAACTGCTAAGATGCAGGGTGAACAACAAGCTATGCAGTTAGAACAACAGCAACAGCAAATTGAACAATCTAAACAACAAGCTGAAATGGCTCAGATGCAAGCTGCTATCCAAGAAGGAGCTGAAGAAGGACCAACAGGTGAAGAAGATGATGTTGAAAAGATGGAAAAAGGCATCAGAGGTTTTAAGGGTTTAGATGAACTTCTTGAATATGATCCTGATGAGAAATCAGAAGATGATGAGTATTCTCATGTCGAAGAAGTCGATGATGAAGAACATGACGACTAGGAGATAAGATGACTTGGTTTGAAAAACAAGGTAGAGAAGGTCTAGTCCCTAAGAAAATTAGTGAAACGGTACGTCCTAAACAAGGGCAAACTTATGAAAGGTTAACCACTGTTTATGTTAAACCTGAAGTACCTGAGTTTGTTAATGATTGGTTAAAAGACTTTGACTCACAGATTCCTATATATTTAGTAGGTGGTTCTGTGAGAGATAGCATATTAGGTAAGGCTCCGAAAGATATAGATGTAATTACGTTTAACTCAAAGCAAGACGTAGAAAGTAATCTTAAATCCTCTAGCACTAAATTTTATCAAGGAGGTAAAAACCTTCCTAACTTACTTACAGCTAACTTAGGAAAAGATCAACTCGTAGATATTATTAGTATGGGTGGTGACATTGAAACTGAATTAGTCAGAAGAGATTTTACCATAAATGCTATGGCACAAAGACCTGATGGAGAAATAGTAGATCCTTTTGGGGGTAGACAAGACTTAAAAAATGGNGTATTGAAATCTCCTAAAGGTGATAGTGATAAAGTTTTTAGTGAAGATCCTATTAGAATGTTAAGAGCTGCTAGGTTTATCGGAGATTTGAATCTTAAAGCAGATAGTTCTTTGACAGATAGTTTGAAAAAACAAAAAGATTTACTAGCTGATATGCCAAAAGAAAGAATAGGTATGGAATTTGGTAGAATTATGTATTCTAAAGATCCTGTATCCGCTTTAAAATTCTTAAAAGATAATGATTTATTAAAACATATTGATCCAGCATTACAAAGAATGGTAGGATTTGTGCAAAATCTAGAAGGACATGACTTTGATACTTGGAATCACACACTAAAAGCATTGGATCATCATATAATTAAAGATAAAGATAAACCTGATTTAGCAACTAGACTAGGTATTTTATATCATAATGTAGGTAAGCCTCCTGCAGCAAATGGGAATAATAGTGATTTTAAAAACTATGAAACTATAGGAGCTCAAATTGTAGAAGAAAGTTTGAATAGTTTACGATTACCATCTGATATGGTAGATTTAGTTAGAAAGTTAGTACAACATCATACATCACCTAAAACTGCAAAAACAGAAGGTGATCATAGAAGAGTACAACTAAAATTAAGAGAAAACTTGAATAAACTAAATTATGTAGCGACAGCTCATGAGGTAGGTAAAGAAGGTAATATAAATGCCAATACTGATCATATAGTATCATTCCAAGATACAATTGATAAGTTGGATCCAATAGATCTTGAAAATGATAAAGTAACTTTATCTCCTTTGACTGGTAAAGAAATCATGGATGAATTAGATATCGTGCCTAATAGAAAAGGTGGTGGGGAAAGAATAGGCAAGATAAAAGACTTTTTAAATGAGCTTGTAATAGAAGGTGAACTAAAACAAGCAGATAAAAAAGGAGCTATTAATAGAGCTAGACAATATCATTCTACATTCACTCAAAAGTCTAATGATTTATTAAAGAGTTGGTTAAATATTTTGAAGGCTGAAAAAGACAATGGGTTAAAATTTGATGTTGATAGTAACATAAGTTGGGAAGTGGATAAAGTAGCACATGCTAAAACTATCGAAAATAAAAAAAGTGATTTATTTAATACTCAAAGAAGTAAACAAGGACTGGTGCCTGTTAAAATTACTGGTGCTGATGGCATTAGACGAACATACTGGTGTAGACCGGGATTTGAAGATAAAATGATAGGTAATAATTCTAATTTAGAATTAAGAGAACAGGAAAAGAAAACCCCGTATGTTGGTATGTTTAACTTAAAGGATACTCATGGGCATGATTCTTTAGATCCTAAGTTTAAAGACAAAGGTGTTAGATTAGCTCACCCTGAAGATAGTCATGATACTCACAAACATTTTACTGGTGAAGGTAAAAAAGGTGGAATACTACCTGCAGGAATACATGAGTTACATATAAGTCATGATCCATATGCTGAATTTGGACACAAAGGTAAGAATAAAACAATTGGTAGATTAAGTAGATCTCAAGGTCCGGGTTATACCCACCCAGAAATTAAAGAACTTAAAGATTCTCAAAAAGAATATAGGATGAAAGCATTAATAAAACAATCTTCTATATTAGATACAGAACTTAATACACAATATAATAGTGATAAACCTGATGTAAGAGCTTTAATTACAGGGATTATGATGGAAACAGGGCTTAGAATAGGAAATCCTAAAGATACTTTTGATAGTATTGAGAAAGGTAAAGAATCTTATGCAACTGCTACATTTAAAAAGAAACACATATCAGTAACAGGTGATACAATTAAGTATAATTTTCCGGGGAAACAAGAAACTATACAATCTGGAACTATAAAAAATGCTGGACTAGCAAAAGGTTTAGAAACTATATTAAAGAATAAAGATGAAGATGCTTATGTATTTGAACAAGATGGTAAATTCTATGATGAAGGAGATGTTCAGAAATATCATAATGCAGTTATGAAAGTTAAAGATGGTTATGTAATAAAAAACCACACTTTTAGACATTCAAAAGCAACTAACATGACAATTAAAAACATTACCGATTTTATTGGAAAAGCAAAAAATTTATCTTTTATAAAAACAGAAGGAGATTTTCAAGATTTTCAGAAACGGATGGCTACTGACGCAGCAAAACAATTAAATCACCCAGATACTAAAGGAGAATTTTGGAAAACAGATATGACTTTAAATTCATATATACTTCCAAATGCATTTTCTTATATTGATGGGGATAAACAAATTATGATAAAAGATCAAGTAGATAAAGAAAATACTAAACTTTCTTCTGAATATCAAGATAAAATGCAAGGAATCACAGGGAATAAAAAATATAATAAAGTACCTATTAAAACTGTACAACTAGACAAAGCCTATGATGGTAAAGAATTTGATCCGACTAGAAAAAAAGAAAAGGATATAGATACATATTTTGATAATAGGAAAGAAAAAGAAGAAGATAGAGACTTAGGATTAGACAAGATACCACCACACATGAGACCAAGACCTAAATATTACGAAGCTAAGTTTGCAAAAACATGGGTAGAAGACCTAGCAGACAAAGGATATCAATCTCCTGTAATAAAAAGTTCAAATGATGAAGGTACAAAACTATGGTTTATAGATGGTGGAGTAGATTATGTAGCAAATGTTGGAGCAACTGGAGTAGGTTATATAGAAAAAGCAACCTTTCAACCATTGCCATCCAATGCAACTAATAAAATAAGTTATGATCCAACAGGTAATAATATGAGAAAGCCTAATGATAATGAGGAGGATCTCTATGAGGAAGAATAATATATATTTAAATATTCTAAAACAAAAATATAAAGGTAAAAAAGTTAAAAATCCTAAAGGTGGTTTAACTGCAGCAGGTCGTAAATATTTTAAAAGAAAAGAAGGTGCTAATTTAAAACCGGGTGTAAAAGGAAAAGCTGATACACCTGAAAAGAAAAGAAGGAAGGGTAGCTTTCTTACAAGATTCTATACAAATCCTAGAGGTCCAATGAAAGACAAGAAGGGACAACCAACAAGATTAGCTTTGGCAGCTAGAGCATGGGGAGAAGCTGCTCCTAGCACAAGACAACAAGCTCAAAAACTTGCCGCTAAAGGTAGAAGAATGTTGGATAGATATCAAGCATCGAAAAAATCTAAACCTACTAAAAAAGCCATGTATAAAGATAATGGTGGCGGAGCAGGTGGAGGAGGAGCTGCTACTTCTGGAAGTTTTGGAAGTGGTGGTGGAACTGTATTCACATCTACAAACTCAGGTATTTTTAATCCTACATATGGTGGCGGAGGTTCTAAAAGAAAACGTAATCATATTAGAGAGATTAAGAGAAAAAAAGATAAAAGAAGTGGTATAGAAAGATTAGGTAGGTTTCTTAATGAATATACTCCAGTACCTAAGAGTGCAGATCTTTCTAAAGCACTAATTGAACTAATGAATTCTGTAATGAAATCTCAATATCCAAATGGTAGAGGATATGGAGGCAATCTTGGAATGAAAGTTTTAGATTGGAAGAAGCCTAACACAAACGAAGAACCCCCTAAAGTTTCTGAATTTAAAGGTAAAGACAATGATAAAGATGACAATGCTGCAGTTCTTGAACAAAAAGATGTGGAGCAGAAAATAAAAAATTTAAATGATCAATCTAGAAAAGAAGGTAGAGATCAGTCTACTGAAGATGAGATAGTATCAGCAGCTAACCCCGGAATAGTTACTTTAAAATCATTTCAAAGTGCTGCATCTACTGGTCTATCCCCCACAGTAAGAGAAGCTAATCCTTATAAACGTGGTGGCGATAAAGACTTAATTGATGATAATCCTGAAATAGAAAAAGATCCAGAGGATGAATTAGAGAAATTTGTGACTAATTTAGAAAAATATAGTGGTTACAGTGCAGGAACTACCCAAACTACTTTTGCAGAAAGGGAAACTTTAGAGGATGAGAAACAAGAGATTGAAGTATTAGATGATGATAATGATGAAGATGAAGAGATACAACCTCCAAAAGGACAGAAAAAAACTTATTCCACAGGAGACGGTGGTGGGTATAGCATGTAATGAACAAGGGTAGATTTATATATACGCCAAAAGTCGGGGCGTTAGATGGTAAAGGTGATATACACTTTGACTATGAAATAGACGACAAACAAATAAAGATTTATGCTACAAAGTATAATCTGCAGAAACATACATTTTCAAAGATAGATGAACCTATTTTTGTAAAAGAGCTAAAGGGGGAGCAAGATGTCTAAACTTTTTAAATCAATACTACTACTAGCAATGCTGCCACTCCTATTTTTAGGATGTGATAGTATAGAGGAACCAGCAGAGGAATCAAAAATAGGAATGATTCTTGTTGGTCCAAAGAATGATAAAGGATGGTCACAAGCCCACTATGAAGGTGGTGAATATGCGGCATCTAAATTAGATAGTGAAATGATTACAGTAGATATGGTAAACCCTGCTGACTCACCAGATTTAACAATACCTTCGGTTGTCGAAGATATGGTTTCACAAGGAGCCACTATAATATTTGCAACCTCAGATGATATGAAAGATGGTATATTAGAAGCTGCAGAAAAATATCCAGACACTGATTTCGTCTGGTCTACAGGAGATAGTGCTTTAGTAGTAGGTAGAGACCACAAAAAAGAACTAAAAAATGTAGCAAATATAATGGGTAAGATGGAGTATGGACAAATGATAGCAGGTTGTGCTGCTGCAATAAAATCTAAAGATGGAAAGATTGGATTTTTAGGACCATTAATTAATGATGAAACAAGAAGATTAGCAAATGCAACTTACTTAGGAGCAAAATATTGTGCTGATGGAGACATAGAATTTGATGCAACTTGGATTGGATTCTGGTTTCACATACCGGGTATGACTTTAGATCCTACCCAAGTGGTTAATGAGTTTTATGATTCAGGTAAAGATGTTGTGATATCACATATTGATACTACAGAAGCAGTGGTTGTTGCTGGTCAAAGAGCAGTTAGTGGTGAAGATATTTGGGTAGTTCCTTATGATTATAAGGGAGCTTGTGAACAAGCATCAACAAGATGTTTAGGAGTAAATTACTTTAATTGGGGACCTGAATATTTAAGTTTAGCTCAAAAGAGCAGAGATGACAAATTTACAAATGAATGGTTATGGGTAGATCCTTATTGGCAAAATCTAGAGACATCCATTGTAGGGTATAAACATGGAGAAGGTATGAGTACGTTAGAAAAAATTCAAGTAGATAAATTTATATCTGAATTAAAACTAGGACTTAATTTATTTACAGGACCTTTATATTTTGAAGACGATTCAATATATTTAGAAGATGGAGAAATAGCATCAGATATTGATATCTGGTACACTCCACAACTACTAAAAGATATAAAATAGGCTTGACATAGCTATACCAAATATGATAAAATATAATAAGAGCATTAGAAATATATGTGATAAATGTAATGGATTCATGCAATTTGATGAAGACGATGATTTAAAATGTATGAATTGCGGTAGACAAATTATTTTAAGGAAAGCAAGGAGTAAACATGTGGAACAAAGGCGAAACAAAGATACCAACTCAGGCACATACCGAGTTGATAAAAAGAAGACAGTCGGGGGCAACGTGGACGAGTCTATCAGAATGGTTGAAGGCAACATTCGGGATAGATATACACAGAACCAACATTCAAAGATGGTACGACAAAGAGGTTTATTTAGATCAAGAAAATGGAATAATAGATCCTGACTTGGATCCTACTTACCACATTAAGATGGGTAAGAAGGCAGAAACCTATAAAGCAGAAGCTAAATACTTTAAAAAATTATACGAAACTACAATTAAAGATCAGGCTAAACAAGAGATTTTTGAAGAATCTATAATGAAATTAGCTCCTGCATTTAATAAAGCAAAGAAAGTTAAGATCCGAAAGCCTTCAGGTAAAAAAACGGGTGACAGTGTTCAAAGTATGATTGCTCCTTTAACCGACACTCACATTGGAGATAGAGTTGAAAGTGATCAGATGTCAGGTTTGAATCACTACAACATTGATATCTTCAACAGAAGGCTTTATGGATGGGCAAACCAAGTATTAACCCTAGCTGAGATGCGAAGAAATACTACTCAAGTAGGAGAACTTGTAGTTCCAATGCTTGGAGATATGATTAGTGGAGATATACACGAAGAATTAGCTAGAACTAATATAGATAATTGTATGGGACAAATGATTAGAGGAGCGAATCTTATTTCTCAAGCATTAATGTTTCTTGCTCCACACTTTGATAAACTAAGAGTTCCATGTGTAGTAGGTAATCATGGTCGTATGACTAGGAAACCCCCTATGAAAGATAAGCATCAGGACTGGGATTACATGTTGTATCAATGGGTTGCAGCATTTTGCAGAGAGCAGAAGAATATAGAATTCCATATTCCTAAAACATTCTCTACTACTATTGAAGTTGCTAATAAACAAATATTATTAACACACGGAGACTTCATTAATGGAGCAGGTAGTGGTGTTGCTATTACAAAAGGTATTCTAAATATGAGAAGTGTGCTTCAATTCAGAAAAGGATTAGAAGATGAGATTAGAAATCTTGATATAAAAGATTTAGGTAAAGGAATGTCTACATACTTTGATGCAGTTCTAATGGGACATTTCCACCGAATAGATGAGATAGATGTAGGTACAGGTGCGATACACATATGTGGTTGTATGAAAGGCGGAGACGAATTTGCGATGCAAAGAGTTCAAGCTATTAATAAACCAAGACAATTAGTATTGTACTACCATCCAACATATGGTGAAATAGGTAAGGAAATCATATATTTAAACAGATATGATGCCTCTGAAAGTCAATTTAATGACATTTTACCGGAAGTTTGGAGCGAAAACCTAGTATAATAGTATAGAGAATCTACATTTATAAGGAGATTAAATGAAGATATGTCAAAAGTTAACATAATAAAGATAGCATTTTTTCTATCTATAGTATTATCTATCATGCTAGTAATTGGGGAATACACTAGCTAGGGAGAAGAATAAGATGAAAATTAGAATACCAAGACCTAAACTTAAATTACCTAGTTTTAGATTGCCTAAACCGAAAGTAAAGGTACCTAGTGTGGTGCAGAAAACTGCAAGTGCTACATTAATGGTATTTACATTCTTGGCAATATTAGTAGGAATTACAGGAGTAACACTAACAACAGTTAATCCTGTTAATTTATGGTGGGAAATTGCACCATTACAAATAGTATATTTTGATTATGTAATCACTTATACTATGGTGTTATCTTATTTAGAATTTTTACAAACATGGTATTGGTATTCTGTGGGTATATCAGTAGGTCTTGTAACTGCAGGACTAGCTGTGCATATTAGAAGTTTGAAACAAGTAGTTAAGATACTTAAAGCTACTCCAATGGCTATATTAAAGTCTCCACTTTACGTTTATCAAGATGTAAAAGCATTTAGAGATTGGTTATTTAACAAGATAGAGTACCTAAATAGTGAATCTGCTAAGTGGAGAAACTTTTTTAAAGTAATGAAATCTCCATATAGTATGCTTAGAGCTTTTGGATTAAATCCACAAATGGCTGTAGGTTTATTAGCTGCTGGTTCTGTTACAGGTACAGCAGTTGCAGTGAACGAGATCGTAGCCATACGTAGTTTTGCTAATGGTTCTCCGGGAATATATGCTGCACCAAGTGAATTTCCAAGTGAGGATCTAGAAAAAAGATATGCATGGAGAAAAGATAATCCAGACGACAATACCTTAAGAATTGTGCTTGGAACTACTCCAGTTGAACAGATTAATATTTCAAACGTAT